AGACCCGTGCCAGCCGTCACGCCCGTGATAGTCCCGAGCGTGTTGCTGCTCGCCGCGGTGATCTGACCTTGGGCGTTAACGGTCAGCGTGGGCGCCGTGTAGCTGCCGGCCGTGACGGCGGTATTGCCGAGATTGAGCGTCACGGTCCCAGATGTCCCGCCACCCGTCAGGCCAGTGCCGGCGGTAATGCCCGTTATCTGAATGCCGGTCTGGAATTGCGTTATCGTAGCGGCCCGCGTGCTGCACGTTCCTGGATGACCCGTCGTGCCGCCTTGGCAGATCGGCACGAGGTCAGAGCCGCTTACCGACACAGCGGGCGGTAGGCCGTCTAGGTATTGCGCTGAAGCGACGCCAGGAAACATCAGCGCGGCGGCAAGGAGTAGATAACGCATCAGTTGCCCAACTTGATAGGAGGAGGGTCCAAGTAAGCGCCGTTGATCGCCAGTCGGCCGGGGATGACGCCGTAGACTTCCCAAACCCTATCTCTGGCCCGTCCGAGGCGGTTCCATTGCGGCTGTTTCAAATACTGCCCGGTTGCGCCGAGAGACTGCGGCACGGGCTGCCCCCATGTGCGTCCACGGGTGTCGGACCAGCGCAGAAACACCCGCGGAGATGTGTCGATCGGAGCGGGACCAGTCAGTAGACCAAGGCTGCCAGGCGTGCCGTATGGCGTATTGGCAGACAACATCGGGAACGGCCCCGGCTGTTGGATGGTATCCGGAGACGTAGCCGTCTCGCAGTCCAGCGCGAAACCTGGATAGATAACCTGGCGACCGTCCTCGACTGTGTGCGGGAAGCCACGCCGGAAATACATCGGCTGTCCAGCATCGGTGTAGAAATCAGCGTTGATCTCGTAGAGTTGCCCAGTTTGCCAGTCCGCTACGACGTTCTTGCCATAAGCAAAGATGGCACACTGCGCGCGGTGCCGATGGTCAACGCCATTATCGTCAGTCCAGGCCAGCTCGTGCCAGAGCTGCGTGCTTTCGTCCCAGCGCCAGGACTTGTCTGCAGTGGGAAAGTTGATCTGGTAGAACGGATGGCCGCCAACCTGGAACGTGAACCCAACCGCGTCAGCCGTCGTCGAGTATGTCGCCCATTCCGCCATGATGGCTGGCGTGGAGATCGGCTTGGCGATGTAGCCTTCAGCGCGGGCAACGATCAGGTTTCCGGCTTGGTCCTGAGATAGCCAGAAAATGACGCCATCGATCTGCGCAACGGAATATTTGGCCGAGCAACCATGCTGGAGAAATGGACCTGGGATGATCTGAAACGGAAAATCTGTCGCGCCGGCATCAAACCAGATTTCCGTGGTCTTCTCGCCGATCAGCCAGATTTCACGGCGGGTGACGATGACCGTGACGAGGTTGTCGCTGTAGCCGTTCTTTGCCGCGAACCACAGTGCGTCGAAGATGATCTCGTTGTTGTAGGTGCTGTAAAAGTTCCGCGTGCCGGGCTGGTTCAGGACGATATAGCCGTCGAGCGCATCGCAGCGCGTGGCTCCGTAAAAGGCATACGTGCTGCCGCTACCCACGGGAGGCGCGTTTGTTGCCTCGGTGATCGGTGAGAAGTCATTCGACGCAAGGTCTATCTGGTAGCCGCTTGAGGTGTTGTCGACCAGAACCGCAGTCGTCCCGTTATCGGACATGGCCGCAGGCGTGGTGCCGTTGGCAATCGTGCCGAGCCTCGTCAGCGCCCACGCGGACGAGACTGAATAAACCGTATCGCCGGCAACATAATAGAGTTGGTCATTGTTGCCCCAATATAGGCAGCGCGCGGGCTTGTTGGGGGCCGTGCCGAGGGTGGCGAGGCCGGGCGCGTTGTAACAGGTAAACGGGGATTCCGCGCCCTCTGGATTGCGCTCCGGGTAGAGGTTCAGACACCTCTGCGCATCGGCAATGACGCTGCGGGCGGTGTAGAAACCTTGGGTTAGCGGGACGCGAGGCAACTAGTAGACCTGATTCGAGAAAATATTGTAGAGCCCGGGGCGCACAAGACGCGAAGGCATCCCCAAAACCGGAACCTGCGCATTCGCCATGCTAATCGTAGCCAGAGACGACTTCGCCAACCCCTGAACCACAGGCGTCAACTGCGCACCCGGATACATCGCGCACACCCGGATCGTCAGGTTGGTCCAGAGTGCCTCTTTGTATTCGTCGGGGAGATCGATGGTCTGATCAAGCGACGAGAACTGAGGGAGGACATCCTTGATCGTCAGGTGCAGCTCGAACGTGCCGTTTTGCAGCGGGATCGGGACCGGATAAACGTTTCCTATGGGATAGCCAGAGTCGAAGAAGACGGCATCCGGCCACGACGTCAGTTCTTTGAGCGCGATCTTATTGTAGTCCTCACGGCTTTGCAGGATCGTCAGCGGATAATCGACGTAGGTCTGGCCTGGAATACCGCTCACATATTGGCGGAAGAAAGCGGCCTCCAGGCGATCAACCCGCGCTGTCGTGTTGAACTGCTGCCCCACTCCAACCGTATAGGACATCGCGCCCGTCGTGGTGACGAAAATGTCCAGCAGATGATAGACAAGCCAGCGCTTCTTGCTCCACTGCCCTGCCATGCCGTTAAGCACGTCGAACGTATCGTTCACGTCCTCGGCCAGCGCATCTTGCCCCACGCCAAGGATGCCCGCGCTTTTCAGCGCCAGCGTCACGATGCTTCTTGGGGTGGTCAGAGGCATTAGTGTATACTGCGCTCCGATTTCTGGAGAGTTACATGAGCGAGATGGTTGAGCGCATCGCGAAGGTGATCGCTGCCTATAATGGCGAGGGGTATGGCGCGCAAAACTTCTTAGAAGATGCTCGCGCGGTTCTCGAAGAGATCCGCGAACCAACAGACGCGATGGCGGAAGCGGGAGGCGACGCTTACGCGAACGGCAACCCGGAAGATGCGATTTCGCGTTATGGCTTGAAAGACGCGTGGCGCCGCATGATCGACGCCGCTCTAGCCGACTAAGGCGCCTCAATCTCGTCGTGATGCTCTGGCTCCGGCGCAGGCGCTGGATCAGGCTCCGGAGCCACCTCAACCGGCACCTCACCACCATCTGTCACGATCACCGCGTCGACGTCACGCAGGCCCTGCTCGAACTTCGCCATATGCTCAGCGCGCGCAGCGGCAACCGTCGCGTCTTCCGCGTCCCACTTGGCCTGCAGAGCGTCACGGGCAGCTACCAGATCAGCGCGGTTTGCCAGATGGCGCGCTACGGCTTCCTTGTTCATGCTTCGGCTCCCACGCGGTCGAGTTCTTCACGCAGCCGCGGCGCAGACCAGCGACCGTCGGCTTTGATGCCATGGGCAGCGAGTTGCGCGCGGAGATCGTCGATGTCTTCCGGCTTGGCGGAAAGCTGCGCACGAAGCGCCTCGATCTCAGCCTGCATGGCCGCCATCTTCTTCAGCGTCGCCAGTTCGGATTCCAGCTTCGCCATGTTGTCGACCGGCTCAGCCTCGTCCAGCTTGTCGCCGAGTTCGCGGCGCAGGCGGACGATGGTCCAGTTTGGATCGACCGTGATGTGGAGGTTGCGGCAGCGCTGTTGCAGCGCTAGGCGCTCATCCTCGATCTGCGCCGATGTCATGCCTCCCGCATAGACGCGATCTTCCTCATCCTCGGAACTCACCACGATAATGCGACCATCGACTTCGATGTGCTTCGGGTATTCCTGGAAGACGTATGATCCCTCGGGAGGGAGCATCCCCTTGTCTCGCATGATCTGAAGAGGAAGTTCATACATCCCGCCAGACCTGAGAAACTTGAACTGGGAGACCTGAATTGCTGAATCGGCCATTGTTACTCCGGGGTTAAGAAATGGGCGCCCGTTTCCGAGCGCCCACCAGGGTTAAACGACGTCCGGAATGACGACGCCCCATTCCGGCCGAGTGTACAAAGCGCCCCAAACCACATCGAGGCGCGTGCCGGTCTGACCGGTGCCGATGACGTACTGCTGCACCATAAGCATGGACACGCCGTCGAGTTCGTGACGGGCGGCCTCGACTTTCGGCGGGATTTCCTGATCGGCCGTCGCCATCGTCACCATAT